GATACAAAGATATTTGATCGTGAATAGCGGTATTATCTTCAACCCAATGATCTGTAATTTCAGACCTAAATTCCATGCGTTCTTCGCCACGAATATCGAATACAAGTCCAGCAATACCATTAGGCAATGGAGACGGATAAGCATATACAAGATCCTGAGCTAAACTCAGGTTGTCAAATATGCTGGGATTGTCGCTTGGTATGGTATTTGTTGCCATAATATTATGTTACAAAAGAGCCGACTGAGCTTAAATCAGATACTAAAGAATGTTGATCGTTCATATGCTTTCTAATGGCAGCAGCAGCATAATCTGCAACTGCTTTAGGATCTTTTGATCCATCAATATTCATAGTAACATTAACAGTTTTTTGACTTGATATAGTTGATTTATTGCCACCTTGTGTTGGTACAAATAAACTTTTCAAGACTGAATCTTCTAAGTTAGTCCACCAAGGAGCACTTTTTGATGTATTTGAAGTAGATGATGGCGTAGATAATGTTGCATTAGATGTAGCTAAATTTTGAGCATTTTGCTCAACTGCTGAACTATTTTTAAATTCACCAAATTTATTTTTAGAAGTAGATCCTGATGTCCATTGACCTATCCATTCTAAAGCAGCAATTATTTTATCTAAATAAGGCAATCCTTTTTTAAATGCATTAGCCATCCAATCATCTAAACCTGATTCAGTAAAATCATCTATATATCCTAAGATTGTAGCCAAATCATTAATTGTTTGCGATAAAACTTCAGTAAAGAATTTTACAAATGGCGTAAATAATCTAGCTATGTTTATTCCTAAAGCAGAAAAGTTTGCACTTAGCTGACCGCTTGCTTGGTTAAATTTATCAAAAGACTTAACTGCGGTATCTGATAATCTTAATTTTCTATTTAATTCATCTAATTCAAGATTGTCTCTACGAAGGAATTGAAACATTTCTTCCGAAATGCCAAGTTGCGATGTAAGCAAACGAGCCATGCCCGGAGCCATACCACCGCTTTCTTTAATTCTTTCGTGTATTTCCCAAAGTGCTTTATTTGGATCTTGATTAGGATTAATTCCTAATAATGCCCAAGGTGCTATGTTTCCTTGCCCTAATGCTATTTGAGCTTGTGCAGTTTGTATGCTTTTTAATGAATTAGCTACTTCAGCACCATTAACCCCTGCCTTGGCAGCAGCATATTGCCATTGTTGTAATTCTTGTGTTGAAAGACCTGTAGCTAATTTAAATTTAAATAACTGTTCTACAGTTTGTGTAGCCCAATTAGATAATTTAACTAAACCTGCAACCGCACCTATAGTAACTGCACTAAATGCTACTGCTACTGCATCAAGTTCTCCAAAAGTTTGAACAAGATCCATTACAGAAACATTACCTTCTGCAAATTTACCTAATAATTTTCCTTGTTTAACTATCTCTTTATCTGCGTCTTTTTCTTCTTTTAGACGTAATTTTTCTAAAGTTAATTTTTGCTTTAACTTTTCTTTATATGATCTTTCTTCAATCCTTTGAGTGCGTATTAATTGACGCTCTTGATCCTTGGCTTGCTTATCGGATTCTTTTTGAGCCTTATCAGCTTCTTTTTGAGCAAGTTTCTGTTGCTCCATGTGCATCCTAAATAATGCAAGAGGAGGGCCTATTCTTTCTTCATCAGGAAATGCAGACTTTTTCTTTTGATCTGCTTTATCCTTAGCTTTATTTTCCTTAACAAATGGCTTTAAAGCAGCAGGTACTTGTAGCCTTTTTAATGACTTTTCTACATTAGCAAGATTTGAGGCTAAAGCATTAGCTTGTGTAGCTGCTGCATTTAGTTGTTCGGTGACTGCCTTGAGGTCTCCAATTTTAGAGACATCAAAGCCAATCTTTACGAAGAAATCTGCAATTTTAGTTCCTGAAGCCATTACCTTTGATCCTTGTTAAGTTCTCTTTCCGTTTCTTCTATTTCAGCCTGACAAATATGGAAATGCCATGCATCAAGAACCAAATCAGTAGGCATTTCTAAAATTTCGTTTAGAGTGCCTACTCCTTTACTGTTTAGCTGAAGGGCAATTCTAGTTTCAGGATTTAGTTCGTCTCTGATTTTTGCTCGGTTCCATTGGCTGCTGGTTCGCTTGGGGTTGATAACAGCGATCCGAGGTTTTTGAAAAAAGGGATTAGGTTATTGGTCGCCACCTCCCAAGCGACAGGAAGAAAGTCTGCTCTATTGGTTTCAGATTCAAATGTGGCTTCAGTTATCTTCAAGCCAGCACTATCATTAATTCCTTTATAAGTGCATGATTGCATACACTTCCAGATTTCTGCCTGTACTTCCTCAGAAGTAGCAACTTTGAGTACTGCATCTTTGATCTGGCTTGGTTCAAGCTGGAAAAAAGATTGTAAATCAAAGCTGCCACCTGTTTGCCCAAAAGGAACTCCAATAAGTTCCTTGAATACAACATTCCATAATCTCATGCCTTCTTTAAATCTTGCGATTTGAAAGCCGAGTACTGCGCCACTAGATAGGGGGATATCTTTCATAGAATTATACTGCTAGGCTAACTGTAGATGAGGATACTTGACGTTCAACTTTCGCAAAACGTAATTTCCAAATAGTAACGCCTTGGTCTGTATCGCCTTCTACGTTGCTCTTAACTTCTGGGATAGATTGGATAACACCACCGGTCAGATTGTATGAATCTGAAGTGATGTTGCCGTTACCATCACCGATTTGTTTAGTTACAACCGCTTCCATTGTAACATATGAAGCAGGGTCAAAAACAAATGCACGATATTGTGCGTTGATATATTGGTCATTAACGCTACCGCGAATAAAGCGAAGTGTTAATTCGCCAAGTTGACCAGTTGCGCTGAAAGCAATAACGGTATTACCGTTTTTGCCCGGCTTCATCTGCACTAATTCGTTTGGTAGTGTTAAAACGCCAACATCGCCATCGGCGAAGTCGCGTTGTAGTGTTCCGTTGATGTTAATAACATCACTTCCGTTTAGAGAGATTTCCATGACTTATAAGATTAATAGTTAATGTAGATAATTCCGTTTACGCTTTGGATTGCACCAGCGTACTTGATAGCAATTTGAAGTACTGGAGCTATGCGAGCTTGGCGTTGAGCATCTAATTGTTGAGATACTGGCAATGAATAAACATAATATCCAAATTGTGAGATATTAGCTTTTAATGATGCTGGATTACCAAATGTAGTTCCAGTCCATGCACCCGGTGCTAAGAATCCATTATTAACTGCTTGTGCAAGAACTCCAGATACAACATTTTTTAATGAAGTCATACCAGCTTCTGTTTGTGGAATTTTTGTAGGTGTTTGTCCTAAAAAGTTAAAGCAAGCTACTTGTAATGCACCTAATAACCAAGTGAGATTGTAAACATTATCTGAATATCCATTTCCGCCAGTTGAAACAACTTCAGGAATACCTTGGACATAGGCGTAATAATCTACACCAACTGTGTTACATTGATTTGCTACAGTTTGATTAATTAACGGATCAGGAGTAATACCAGTTAATTGCTTCAAATTCATTGTAATCGTTGTATTGGAACCATTGAAGTTAGTTCCTTGTAAACGAGAAGCATAAGCAGCAGACATTAACTGAGCCATTACCACGCTATTGGTATTAATCATTAAGCGTGTCTGTGTGCAACTATTTGATTGGATGGTATAAGACATACCACCGCTATAAATGTCTGTTAACAGATTTGTTGGAGCATATAGCAATGAAGGCGGATTTAAAGCCTGTACTGTATTAGCAGCAGCAATAACATCACTTGAGGTAAATGCGCTACCAGTACCTTGGCAGTAAATAATTCCACCAGTGTAGTTAGTTGTAGCAAAAGCATTAATAGCTTGTGTTAATGTCATGCCAGATGCCATTGGATAAATGAACAACTGACCGCCACCTGTTAAAATATTAGGTGTTTGGCTAAATACTGATACTGCCATTTGATAAGTTTCAGAAGAAGTTCCGAATACTGTACCAACGCTAATTGGATCAACAAATACGCCAAATCCACTTGAAATTACTACAGTTGGATTGCTTGTATAACCGCTACCACCATCAACAACAGTAAATCCTGTTACTGCACCGCCAGCTACTTGAGCCGTTACAGTTGCTGGTTTAAAATTAGCACCTGATCCACCACCAATAAGAGTTACTATAGGAGGAGTTAAATATCCTGTACCGCCACTAACGAGTGCAATACCTGTTGATGGATTAATTGTGCCTGCCGTTTCAGTAGCAGTTGCTGCTGCACCATAGCCATATACTGTATTGCCTGATATAGGCGTGTCTCTGGTAAACAATGTTAATGAATTAACATTATACGCAGGAAGTGCAGCTCCGGGGAGTTGCACTGTAAAATTAACGAAGTCTGAGATACTAATCGACATAAGATTTATACGTTAAGGTTGAGTTATAAGTTCTGGAGATCCTGCAAATGAATCGTAATAATCCACTGGGAGTGTTCTGCCATAAGCAGAAAGTACATTAAAAGTTAAAGCGTAGCGAGTTAGCCGAGAAGCTCCTTCGCCCATAGAAACATCATTGAAAGTTGTAGGTTGATTGCCAATTTTGAATCCATATTTCTCCTGCATTTGTTCAGCCTGAGTGGAATTTAATGCAAACACTATTTCGTGCCTACGGGCACGGGCATCATTATTCCTAGACATGATTTGTATGGAATAGATTTCCTGTGTGTTTTGCGTCAATACCTCGTTCAAAACAGGAGTCTGTGGTTGGTCTAATTGAGTACTAGGGATTGTGCCTTGATCGTAACCTGTACTAGTTCCGTAAAGTCTTTCACCCTTAATACCAATAGCTACAAAAATGCCATCATCAGGCGGTATAGGTACACGCTGATTGTAGGTAACAACGTGGTTGTTATCTAAGGCAAGTTGATCCTTTATCAACTTAACAAGTAAATTGATGATTTCAGGTTTCGGTTTCACTTGTATAATCCTGTACTAGTTTATATTTATAATAACCGAAATTCTGAAATTGCCATTTGTGCATTACACGAAATGGAATTGAGTTAATGACAACTTGATCGTTGGTTTGTAAGTTTGGATCAGTTACGCAAAACAAGTTGTAATGTCTCCAAGAACGCTCACCTTCCCATTTTAATTCAAGTTTCTGGCCTTTTTCTGGTGTAAGGAAGCCCTGAGTCTTAAACTCGCGAGAAACTGTTATAGCGTCGCCTTCTTTGATTCTTACGCTATTAATAAGCATAAGCATTGGTTGCGACCAACCTTGAACAGTATAATTAGCCTGCGGAGCCGTATTCGTGTAAGTAAGATTTTTCTTACCAGCACTAATAATAGGGCCATTAACTACTGGAAATTGTGCGATAGGGGTAATCATTTGACCACCTCATATCCAAATGAATTCTTTAACTGACCCGTATCATCAAGAGGTGTAATATCAAAGTTTCCTCTAGCTTCACGGCGTTCAATGGTTAAAGGAGCGATGCCTGCCCATTTTTTAGGCATACCTGCTTCTTGGAAGTTTTCTTGTATAACTTCTACTGCCTTAATTCCTACAAACTCTGTTAATGGATCTAATGGCGTAAAACTACCCATATCGCCTTGATACGTTTTAAGTTTTGCAGGCAAAAAAGCAGGTATAGCTAAACGCATAATAGGACGTTCAGGTATTTCGATTTGTACATCGTTACCTTCATCATCCATGCCATTAATAAATCCACCAAATTCGTGTACTTCTGCAATCTGTGAGTTTGTTTGAAAACCATCATCACGATCGTTTTTATCTTTGGTGACACCAACATTTACAGACGTGCGTTTATAGAGATTCTTAAAAAGTTCTCTTAAACCAGTCGTGTCGAATGTTATTTCAGCTTCCATTAGTTAGGTAATGAAACTCGTGGTGCAGCGAGTACATTTGCAATAAGTTGTGGGCTGATGATCTGGAGATAGAAAGCTCCATATCGTGTTTTGCTAAAGTGAGAGAGCATTGGGTCCTTGGCTATCCGGTCTGGGATCTGAAATCCTTCAGATACGGAGTCTATGCTTTTGGATATCGTCAACCAACTGTATTGGCTGCCCATGCCCTCTTGTGCTGCCAGCAGCTTTTCTACTAATTGGTGTGCAGTTAGGTAGAGAAAAGCTCGACTGAACTCAGCTTGGTTAGTGAAGAGAGCCTGATTAACATTAAACTGAGCATCAAAAAGTGCTCCATTAATGTCATTATCTGTTACTTTTGTCAGATCTGTATTATCTCCAGCACCACCAGAAATAGTGATGATTGGAGGTAATCCATAATTTGAACCACCCGTTACAACTGTGAATCCTGTTACAGATCCGCCAGAAATAGTGGCAATTGCAGTTGCGCCTGTGCCTAAATCTCCCGGAGCCGCCCCCACCGAGACTAAGGGATTGGTGGCGTAACCAACCCCACCAGCTCCGAGAGAAATTGATGTTACTACTCCTCCGCTAATGACGGCAGTTCCTGATGCCCCATACGCAGGTACTGCATATGGGAAATCACGCTGGAATTGCGATTTGAAATCACTAACAGATGGAATAGTAAAGGACACAATTAAGAGTTCTTGCTCTTACGAGGCTTATGACCTTCTTCAAGGGACTTCATCATTGCTTCTAGGTTTTTAATCCTATCATTCAATTCCTGATTTTCTTGAGAAAGTGTTTCTGCTTTTTTGGTTGCTTCTTCAATAGCGTTATCAACGCCTTTCAT